TTTTTACATAGCGGCCCATGAATCGGGGTCAAAATCACTCGGAACATATCCGAACGCTAAAACGACATTGCGTGAATTAGACAGCAGTAATTCGAACTGAACCAGTCGCAGTAAGCGTACCAGCAGCTCCAGTTGCCTGGCCCTTCAAGGTAAAAGGTAGAACTCCATCAGAAGAGAAGAACACCGATCCCGCGAGCGAAGCATCAGTAACAGAACCAGCTGTAGCGGCGTCAGTTTTATGAAGGTTGAGAGTTCCAACAATCATAGAGACACCGTTTCTTTGTGGTTGTATGGCATAAATGACCCCTTCATTAGCGGTGTCATGGAAATTAGCCCAATAATCAATGATATAATTTCCCGTTGGCAATGTAATATCGCCAGCAGCAGCCATAACAGCAGACAAACCATTTGTGGAGACCGTAGAGTTGGCCAACGTCAACAAAGAGGTTAAAGGAGCAGCAGTTGTCAGGGTGATAGCAGTGGTATTCTGAAACCAAGCAACCTGATTATTTGCCGGAGCAGCCGTATTAAGGGCTATTTGCTGTACCATAAGATCTAATTCATAACAGAAATAGATATTCCCGAGAGTGGTGGTTCCAGTTGTACCTGAACCAACAACACTAATGTTGACAAGACCAACATCGTAGGTTTTTATATCACTACCACCGGGAAGGGATCCATGACGGACAAAATGGGCATCCAAGTTATTATGTAACAAGGATACTGGGACATCCAACACGATTTTATCGCAAGGTCGACCACGAGCAATTGGTTTAGAATTGATCGCCTGAGTGAAGGTTGTAGGTGCCTGATCACTCGCGTCCGGGTCAAAACCAATAATGATTTCTCCCGCACCATCATTGTTAGTGTTGTATTCATTAACAAGAGGTTCATAGATCACACAGAAGCGTCTGAAGCGGTACTTTTGCCATTGTTGGCATTCCACACTTCCGACAGGGAAAATCGCTTTCTGCCCGGGATTAATCGAGTAGGAAGCAAAACTAGCCCAAGCTTGAGAGCTTAAAGGCTGTGAAACTTGTTCTGTAAAGGCAGGCAATCTTTTCATGATTCCACTGCGACCAAAATTAGAGGTCGTATTTCCTCGACGAACGTTCCGGTTCTTGTACTGTGTTTTATTCGCATCAATACTTCGAGAACCTTTTCCACTTCTGTTTCTCCGTCTATTTCGTTTTTTGCGAGGTTGTTGTCCCCCACCCTGTTTACTCAGGGCTTTTTGCACTAGTGCCTTTCTCTTTTTTGCAGAAAGGGCTTGAAACTGAGCTTGTGTTAGCTTTTTTGACATGTTAGGAAAGTTATTTAAAACTTTTAAACGACCCTCGTTTACAGGGGGACCTCTGTCATTTGGTTGTTTCGTAGTGCCATCATAGTGAATTATTTCTGAATGAGTATCAACGATGGAGTCAGCAACAAAAAATTTAAATTTGCTCCCTACAACATCGGACTCAGTGCCTCTAAAAAACCCATCAATTAAGAAAGGTGGAGGACATCCCATGGAAGCGTATGCAACCACGTCTGGATCATCTCGTTCATTTTGTACTTTTTCACTTTCAATCAACTCCTTATATGCATCATAAAAAACATGATGATCTTTGGAAGGATATGACATGACCATTAGCGTAAAGACCTTACCAATAAATTGGCCTAGATCAAGCTTTTTAGAATCATAGAGCATTGAGGTAGCAAGCCTACAAGTATCGTAGAGCGGATAATAAAAATCATCCCTTTTCACAAAATGAGCGCCAAGAAAACTCAGCACACTCAAATCAGCGTCATAACCGCCATAGAAAAACTTACATTTCAAACCATATAGCCCAAGATGTTCTTTTAAAAAGTCAATATTGCAAATCTCAGAGAAGTCATCTTCAACAGAGAATACATTGTCATCCCCAAATAAATACACAACCTGGGAAAAGACTTGTGTCATAGTAGGAGGATACCCTTTTTTCTTTAAAAAGGCGCTGTACAAACCAGCCGCAAAAATAATGATGTGCCCAAAAATGTTATCACGTGTGGTGACCCCAGTCCCAGAAGCATTTCCATAAGGTTTTAAAATAACCTTTCCATTTGGTAAACGGAGCAGAAAGGAGGTTGTATTCTCAGCCATCCATATAAATTCTGCTAGGTGCTCGGGAGGAATCTCCTGTTGTAACAATTTATAAAAATCGGGAAGTAAGGCGAGAAATTTATCCCATCCACTTACATCGTAGCATCCACGCCACATGTTTTTAAGAAGGTTATTAGCCAATCG